TTGACGGAAAAACGAGAAACGGAAACATGCCAGCAGACGCACAAGGCAAGTTCACAGTGGAGCAACGGCGAACACAGGTGTCGCAAATGTACCTAGCAGGGGCAACACAACCTGTGATCGCTAAAACGCTAGGTGTTGGTCTTGCCACTGTGAACCGCGACATTAAGCACATTCAAGGCGTATGGAAGCAATCGCAACTTGAGACAATGGACGAGGCGATTGTGAAGCACCTAGCGGAGCTTGACTTCATCCGCCAGCGATTGCATGCCGACTACGCAAACTCTAAGAGCATCACGACGCTCAAAGAGTTGATCCGCGTGCAGGAACGGGAGGCGAAGCTGTTGGGACTTGATGCGCCTGTGAAGCAAGTTACGAACCATAGCCCACAACGGATAGAGATCGTGTTCGGAGATCAGGATGCACCCACCGATTATGCGTAAGACCAAGCCCATCCTGTACAAATTCGTGGTGCAATTCCAAAACGATAACGTGGTGATCTGCGACACCCTTGACGATGCTGAGCGTGTTCGGGACAACATGGTGTCGGTGGGCTATGACCTGCGCAAAGTCGATATAGACCAAGTGGCTTACGTTGCTGAAGGGGAGCTTGATGGCGACAGTACGCTTAACGATACCTAAGCCCCACGAGAACCAAATGACCATCCTCAACGACAAGCATCGTTTTCGGGTGGTCATTTGTGGACGGCGGTTTGGCAAGACGGAGCTGGCAAAGACGGCGTTGATATTCAGGATGCTCAAGGGGCAAACGTGCTGGTACATTGCTCCGACGTTTAAGCAGGGGTTAGCCGTGTTCCAAAGCCTTGCCAACATCCTACGGGACTTGCCTACCGTACAGATTAACCGCACGCGCCTGACCATCCAGTTTAACGATGGCGCAATTGAGGTGAAGTCAGCTGATATTCCAGACAACTTACGCGGTGCTGGTCTTGACTTCGTGGTCTTGGATGAATGTGCCTTTATGCACCCATCCGTATGGGCGGAGGTGGTGCAACCCATGCTCTTGACCACGTTGGGGGACGCGCTATTCATCACATCACCCAACGGGCGTAACTGGCTTTACAATCTGTATAGCCAACACCACGACGGTGATGATATGTGGGTGTGCTACCGTTATACGTCATACGACAACCCACTGAATAGCAGTGCGGAGCTAGACCGCATCAAGGGTGAAGTGTCAGAATCGGTATTCAGGCAGGAATACTTAGGCGAGTTTCTGGAGGGCGGGGGCGCGGTGTTCCGTCGTATTGCGGATGCTGTTAGACCTATGCCACCCATTGGGGGGCGCATCGTGTTCGGTGTGGACTGGGGGCAGGAACGCGATTACACGGTGATCGTGGCTATGGACGCGACCACCAAAGCCGTGATAGAAGTAGACAGGTTTAATCAGATAGGGTGGGACGTGCAACGATCACGCTTGCAAGCGATGGCACAACGGCTTAACCCCGTGCTGATCGTTGCGGAACTAAACAGCATCGGCTCGCCTAATGTAGAAGCGTTGCAACGGCTGGGCTTGCCAGTAGAGGGCTTCACGATGACGCATGCCAGCAAGGTGGAGCTGGTGAACACGTTGCAATTGGCATTTGAACAGATGACCATCACCCTGCCAGACAATGCCACGCTGTTGAATGAGTTACAGTCGTATACGATGCGCCGATCCCCTAGTGGCGTATACCAATACAGCGCACCGTCGGGGGCGCACGACGATACGGTGGTGGCACTGGCACTGGCGTATCATGCTGGTTTGCGAATGAGTGCGAGGGCAATACTATGGTAGTTGATTTGAGATACGTCAAAGGGATACCGCTACACAAGTTGACTCCCGACGCTTTTAGCCCGTTGGGATACCACGAGAGCCAGCTAACTATCGACATGCTTTACCGTCGTGTGGCATGGTTACGGCGTGCTGTGGACGTGCGTGCCGAAGCGTTAGGCTCTATGCCGTTTTGCATCTATACCCCTGATGGAACGGATGTGCAAACGGAGGCAGGGGCTTTACCTGATACGGGCTATGAGGTCTTACAGGGCTTTGGGTGGTCGGAGTTCCTGAACTATGTCGAAGGTGATATGGTTCTGTATGGCGCATCCTACTTCATACCGATTAGTGGAACACGAACACGGCGCGTGTATGGGTTTAAGCGATTGCACCCTGCCAGCATGCGCCCTGACTTTGATACCCGTACAGGTGAACTGTTAGGCTTTAAGCGGAGCTTCAATAATCAGCAGGAATACCACCCTGCCGATACCGTTGGCTATATCTGGCTACCGAATCGCAACGGCGAAACGGGGCATGGTCAGTCGCTTGCCAGCACGGCGTTGGCAAGTGCGCAAATGATTTACAACATGGATATGTACGGTCAACTGTTTTTTGAGCGCGGTGCGATTAAGCCTACGGTGTTGACTATCGAAGGCTTTAACAACTTGCAGGAAGTGGAGCAACAGCGCGTCAAGTCATGGTTTGAACGCACGCTGAACGGCATACGCAACGCCTTTAGCATCCTACCCGTTGGCACGCAAACCAGCATCCAAACGTTGGGCACGGATATTGGGGACTTGACCGTTCCTGCGCTAACGGATGCAAAGCGTCAAGACATCAGCACGGCGATGGGTATCCCACAGTCGCTATTGTTCTCTAATGCCAGCAACTATGCCACCGCACGGCAGGACGACCTTCACTTCTACGACAAGACGATCATCCCAGAGGCGATGTTCCTAGCGGATAAGCTGAACCAACAATTATTCGACAAGTTCCGTTTGGGGCATGCTATCAAATTTGAAGCGGACCGCTTGGATGTTTACCAGCAATTGCAACTGGAGCGTGCCAACGTGGTCAAGTCTCTAATCGGTGCGGATACGGCGATGGTGGGTATCATCACACGTGAAGAAGCGCGTGCCTACTTGGGTTACGACACCGTGCCAGCGTATGAGGAAGTCGAGGAGATGGAAGAAGAAGGCGAAGCCGAAGCACCAGCACAACCCAACGACGATGAGACAATGGGTGTGGACGTGCAAACGCAAAAATACCTTGATGAGCTAGACGTATGGCAACGGATGGCACTGAACCGCTATAAGCACGGCAAGGCGCAAAAAGCGTTAGACTTCACAGCGGATGATTTGCCCACGCACGTGGTGGCAATGGTCAAGAACGCGCTCGCCGTGATGACCACGATGGATGAGGTCAAGGTGGTGTTTGCAGACGTGCGAGGCTACCTATGCCACAATTCCTGAACCGTGATGAGTACGAAGCCACCATACAACGGGAGCTAAACCGTATCCACAAAGAGGCGCGTGCGACGCTTCTGGATTTGTTTCCGTTGGATATGTTTGGCAACGTGCTTTACGATGAAGACAAGTTCCTACAGGCGCAACCCGAATGGGGTGAATTTTACAATGCCATACGGGCGCAATACCGTAGGGAGTTAACCCCCATCATTGGCTTTGTGTTTGCCGAAAGTGCGGAAAACTTGGAACTAACACGCGCCTTTGCCGTCGCAGATGACATCGTGACCGATAGTGCGGAAAACTGGGCACAGCGGTGGGTCAATACGCTGGTTACGGATATGAGCGAAACGAACCAACGCCAGATAGACCGCTATATTGCTGAATACCGTGCTGATCCCGAAGTGGGCTTGGAGTGGCTACGGGAACGGCTTGGGCGCATCGTATCCCCATCACGAGCGGAGATGGTTGCCAGCACGGAGATCACCCGTGCGAACTATGAAGGCGAGGCGTTCATAGCTAACCAGCTTCGCAATGAGGGAATCGACTTGGTTGCCGTATGGTTCACAGCGGTGGATGAGCGCGTTTGTCCGATATGCGGAGCGAATCACAACAAGCCACGCGGTGAAGGGTGGCAACTNNTGTTGGGTCAATTGGGTTGAACCGCAATTCCTGCCAGAATATTTGAGGGATAACGAATGACGATCAGCATAAACCTAGAGGTTCGTGGGACAGAATCTATTTTGAAGCGCGTCGAAAACCTTAAGGATGGTAAACTGCTAGACGCTGGGCTTAAGCGCGGTGCAATCTACCTTAAGTCAGAGGTGGCAAAGTATCCACCGAAGCCACCGCAGTCGACATACAACCGTAAAGGCGCGGCAGGCGGTCTTGCCAGCGGATGGCAAGTAGACAGTGATGTAAAAGACAATACCGCTATCCTTAGAAACAACATCCCCTATGCGCAATGGGTGCAAGGTGAAAAACAGGTTTGGTTTCATAAGCGTACAGGGTGGATTAACGTGCCACAACTAATCAAAGATCATGAAGAGCGAGTTGCCCAGCTGGTAATTGATACAATGAGACGCAAATCCTATAAGTGAGGAGACGATAATGCCACTGTATAAGTACCGTTATAACGATATGGAGGTCATGGCAACCCGTCGCAGACCATCCACTAGAGACGACAAGAAATACATGCGCGAAGTCGAAATGGACGGACGGCAGTACCTTGTCCACTACGGTGATCCCGATATGGATATGCAACGGGATATTCCCGAACGCCGTGCTAACTTCCTAAGCCGTCATAATTGCTCCGAAAAAAGTGATCCGCTTAGTGCTGGGTTCTGGGCATGCTACGATTGGGCGAACACCGACGAAAAGAGCATCGACGGCGACTACCATGAGCGGATGATAGCGGATGGTGATGCGGTCAAGGCGTTAGACGGCAATGGGCGCATAGGCTTCTATGGCGTGCTGTTCCATACCACTGACTTGCAGGGCGAGCGATTCACACCGCAAACTGACTTTGGTATTCAGCAACGTATTCCGCTCATCTACCAGCACGGGCAGGACGCAACGCTTAAGGCGCGTGTCTTAGGCATTGCAGAGGTCATGCGCCGTGATGACGTTGGGCTATGGATGGAAGCGCAATTGGAGCTTCGGGACGATTATGAGCGAAGCATCCTAAGCCTAATCGAAGCTGGCAAGTTAGGCGTTAGCACGGGCGCGTTATCCCACACTGTGAACCGTGAAGGTGGGCTAATCAAGACGTGGTGGTTGGGGGAGGTTAGCTTAACCCCAACACCAGCAGAGCCTAAGACGAAAGTAGTTGCACTAAAACAAGATAGTGTGATAGACTTAGATCAAGATGACCCAGAGGCGAACCTAGAGGCGCATGATGCGCGGGTAGCGGTGGTTAACGATAGCATAACCGTAGTAAATGAGGATCATCACATGACCGAAATAGACAACACCCCACGTCTTGATTCCCTAGAGGAAACCGTCAAGACCATTGGCGCAGGGCTAGACAAAATCTTGACCCTGTTGGCAAATGAGCCTAAGGTTGCAAACAGTGGCACGCTCATCGCCGATGGCGTAACGGGCACGGACCGCAACATCAAGTCTCTCACTGACTTCTTCCTAGCAGTCAAGAACGGCAACACGCAACGCCTAACCAAAGTGTATGGCGCAATGAAGGATATGAGCGACCTAACTGGTGCATCGGGTGGCTACCTGATTCCAGAAGAGTTCAACACCTCGCTGATGCAAGGCATTTCGCTTGCCAGCGAATTCCTACCCCTTGTGCGTGTGCAAAACGTAACCACCTCTAGCGGGCGTTATCCCATGCCAGATGTAACCGTAACCCCAACGGCTAACGTCGGACAGACTGCAAGCGCAGCTGGCACGGTATCCACCGTTAAGCCTAGCGGTTCAGCATTTACCGAAACCACCCCCGCTCTCAAGATGTTGAATTTCACCATCCACACCATCGGTGGGTTCGTAGACGTAACCAAAGAGTTGACTCAAGACAGCGCGTTCAGCATCGATCAAATGTTCAATAACCTCGCAGGCGAATCCATCCGTGCTAAGCAGGAATACGGTGTGATTCGTGGTTCTGGCGTGGGTGAATATCTTGGGTTCTTGAACGCCGATGCTGGTTTGGCAATTGATGCTGATACCGACAACACGTTCGATTACCAAGACGCTGCCGAAATCTATTCACGCTTCTTCATGATGAACAATGCCACCACGCGCTGGGTAGTAAACAACACCGCCATGCAAGACATCCTGAATATGGAGATCAGCACAGGTAGTGGAAGCGCGTTGGGCACGGTGTCTCTAAACGGGCGCACTTACATGACCTTGTTCGGTATTCCCGTGATTACCAGCCAGCACATGAGCGCAACCGATAGTTCTGGAGACATTGCCCTTGTGGACTTCAGTGCCTATATCCGCTTTGTTCGTAGCGGATTTAGCGTGTTCTATACGCCTCATCAGAAGGCAACCGAAGGGCTTGACGTATTCGTGTTTAACATCCGTGAGGATGGCAAGCCGATGTTCCCGAATAAGATCACGCTGGCAGACGGCACGACCACCGTTAGCCCATTCGTGTATAACAACGATTAGAGGTGCAATATGGAACGTGTACATGAAGCCGTAGCAATTGTTGGGAGCATCGACCCTGATGCACACACCGCAGCGACTTACCTGACTGATGCAATTGATTGTTCTGATTTCGACCAATTGTTATTCATCGTGCAGGCAGGAACACTTGGAGCATCGGCAACGCTAGACTTCAAAGTGACCGCATCAGCGACCAGCGGTGGCAGTTATACCGACATTACTGGTGCTGCGATCACGCAATTGACCAAAGCTGGCAGTGATGATTCCAAGATGTCTCTCATTTCGTTGGATGTTTCCCACGTATTGTCGGCTGGCAAGCGTTATGTCAAGGGGTCGATGACCATTGGCACAGCAACCAGCGATGCTGGTGTAATCGTGTTGGGCTATCGCCCGCACTATGCACCAGCAACCACCTATGACCTTGCCGACGTTGACGAGATCGTGGTGAAATAACAATGGCATATACGACGCTGGCAAATGTACGGGCGTATCTCAAATTCAACGCTTCGGAGACTGGTGATGACACGCTCATCACAGGTCTTATCCCATACGCGCAAATGCTCATAGACAATTACGTTGGCTATAGCTTTGAAGCGCCTTCTGACACCACGCGGTATTTTGACGCTGAGGAAGATGTTAAAGTCCTACGCCAGAACACGGTGTTTAAGGGCTTACGGGATACGTTGTTTTTTGATACCTACCTAGCGCAATTGACCAGCGTCGTGTTCACAGGCGTAACATTGCAACAGAGCGATTACGTGTTGCAACCTTCCAACAGCGCGCCGTATTATGCGCTGACTATCCTCGCAAGCTCCCCACGCTTTTGGGATTACGATGACGATCCCGAGAACGCCATAGCCGTAACAGGGCGGTGGGCTTATAGCATCACTGCCCCTGTGGCGATTAGCCAGCTGTGTATTGAACTGACTGCCTATCTATACAACCAACGTTTCACGGTCGCAGGTGAAGGTGGAGTAAGCGCCGATGGTGCGGTCATGCGCATCCCCCAGCATATCGCTATGTTTCTGGACACCTATAAGAAGGCAGTACCATGGCGTTAACGGATGTCTTGACAGGGCTTGCAGGCTTTGCGGTGGTGATCGGAGCGACAACCGTCCCCGTGCAAAATGCCACCGATAGACCTATGACCCGTGTTCGCAATTCGCAATTCAGGTATCTACTTCCCCTAAGCCAAACCCGTAGCACATCCGAAAAACGCACGTTGGGTTCTGGCATGACCATCCGATACGATATTGAGGACGTATATATCTATCGGAGCGTCAATGAGGGGAGTGGATTCGAAGGGGCAATGGCTGGGCTATTGGCATACATGACGGCTTACGACGCGGTGATCTTTGATGCTAAACCCACGACGGCGAGCCGTATCCTAACCGTTAGGATGATTCCTAGCGTTATCACGTATCCGACTGGCAGTGCAACCCAATACTATGGCGTGCGCTGTGAGTTAGCCATAGAGGAATATGCGTAATGGAACAGAAGCACTATAGAGCCTTGACTGACATCTCCCACCGCGAAACGGGCGAGGTGTTGAAGCAAGGCGAAACACGCCCCCGTGATTGGTGGTGGCACTTGACTGACTTTGAATTGCATATTGTAGTGGATGATCTAAAACTACTGGAGGAAGTAGACAATGCCCAGAATTAACATCAGTGAAGCCCTAATCAAGATGGATAGTACAGAGGGCGGTACGGTAACGGATTACAGCAACGAAATCATGCGTGCGACGCTTGACACCACGCGCACCAATAGCCGTCATTATACGTTTGGTCTTGTATCAGGGCTTGTGACCGTAGGCAAACTTGGTGGCACGCTTACCTTGACCGTAGAAGGTAACACGGGAGCAACTTCGTTGCTCGGCGTATTGAACACCATGATGACCGATACGAGTCCTACCACGCGCTCATTTGAGGTGTATATACCCAACGCAACCGCAGCTTCAGGTTCTCAAAAATACGTATTTGAGGCGCACCTCGTAAACCTCCAGATGGCAAACGCCGACGCTGGTGGCAACGGTGTGGCGATGCACGAGGCGACCTTCGAAGTTGACGGCGCAATCACCTTCACGAATGTGACTTAACCCATGCTCACGACGCAGACCGCCAGCAGTAAGTTGATTAGCCTTAACATCCAAACGGCAACAGGGGATGTGGAGGTTCAAATTGGCACGCTAACCGTAGGGGAGCGTGGGAAGATTATCGCCAGCGTACCAGAGCCGAAACCAGCATCGGCGCAATATGTGGACAACGGCGTAACCAAGACGAAAGTGGACGACAAGAACCCTGAATACCTTAAGGCAGTGGACGATGTCGCCTTGCAACGGAACGCGCGGTTGGTCATGGCATCGCTCATCAAGGGTGGCAACTTCCCTGAATTAGCCGACAGCGACGACACCGTGAAGGAAGAATACGCGCTGAATAACCTAGACAGCGACCTATTCTATGGTGTGCTAAGCGCGTTGGTGCAATTGCGAACCCGATTGCAGGTGACGGTCAACGCCGTAAAAGATAGCTTTTGATGGATTAGACCTGATGGAACTACGCGCCATGCGAGCGTTTGGGATTATGCCGAACCAATGGGATAACCTAGATGAGCATGAGCGCGTAACCCTGATGGCATACGAGCAACATAGATTCGAAACGCTGGCTAATCAGTTAGACCGCATGACCGATAAAGAAGCGAACACCCCCGAAGTCGTGGCAACAATCGTTGTGGAGATGATTTAGTGGCAGAGCAACATACCCTAACAGTCAAAGTGACTGGTGATTCATCCCAGCTGGTCGCTGCGCTAAACAAGGCCCAAGCCGAATTGGCGCAACTTGACCGCCAAAGCAATGGCGCAATTGGTGGTATGGATGACCTTGCCAGAGCCTCGACAGGAACGGGAGGCGCGTTAAGTGGCATGGGTAGCATGCTTGCTGGCATTGGATGGGCGGGGGCGATAGCAGGTGCCGTAGCGTTAGGCACGGAGCTATACAACGTCGGACGCGCTTCACAAGTTGCCCTCAACACGTTCACCCAATTGCAAGGCGGTGCGGAGCAAGCGAGCGCATCTTTACAGATGTTGCGAGAAGCCACAAACTTTACCGTGCCTGATACCACGCTCATGAGCATTAGCAACCTCTATACGCAAATGGGGCTTGCCACCGACCCTGCCGAAGTTGCTCGCCTTGCACAAATGGGCGCGGAGCTTGGTATGGCGATGGGGCAAAGTGCAGAAGAAGCCATGCGGACTTTTAGCGCATTGTTGGCTAATCAGTCTATTGAACTTCTTGACCAGTTTGGTATCAGTAGCGGTAAAGTCCGTGATCGCATAAAAGAGTTGCAAGAAGCTAATCAGGGTTTAGCACGTGATCAAGCGTTTGTTACGGCAGTCTTAGAGATTGGTGCGGTGGCCCAAGAGCGCATAAATGTTGCAATTGAAAAGAACGTTAGCTCGGTTGCACAACTAACCACACGCTTTCAGAATTTGATGGCAGAGATGGGTAAGCCCATCGCAAATGCCAGCGAAGGCGTGGCGCAAATAGCGGTTAACTTCATTAATGCAGAACAAACTATTGACGATGTGCAGAGACAGATTAGCAACCTAGACCTAAGCAGGCTTAGCCTCAATGTTGGATTTAGCCAAAATAATGTGGGGATCGTTACTGATGCAAGTCGTCAAATTGCAGAGCAATTGATTGTGTCAGGTAGCTACACCCAAACCCTGATCGACCTGCAAGGCGAGTTAGCTCAGGCGCATGGCGATACCGCTGTTGAACTTGAGAACCAGATTGTTTTGCTAGAGGCAATCATTGCCCAAACCGAAGCCCTAGAGCGTGCCCAAACCTTTGGCGGTCTAAATGTCGAAGCAGGTCAAGAGATGGCGGGGCTACGCACCCTCCCATTCATGCGCTATGCACAAGAGCAAGCGCGGTTGGAAGCAGAGCGGACATCACAATATGTTGACTCTCTGCTAAGCCACGCCTCACAATTCCGCGACGCTTTTGCCTCACAACCAATCATCACCGATGCGGACGTTGCTAACCTTGAGATGATTGCCCAAAACGCTACATATACAGCTGAAACGATGGCGGACATCATCCCCGAATCTTCGCTAAAACAAGTGCAAGCGGTGGCAAGTGAATTTGGCAAAATGGCGGATAGCGCGTTAGAGGCATCTAACTACATTGCCAATATCGACCTTGAGAGCGCGTTGGGCTTAGGCTTGCCACCAGAGCAACGGCTTACTGCCGACATCCTCACAGCAGCGGGAATAGGTGGCAGGCAAGCGGAGTTTTTGACGGGGCAACGTACCACCAGTTCTGAAATGTTTGATGAGCGAGTGTTGCCACTTATACAAGCTGTTGGTGAAACGTTTGGAGAGGATGAGGCAGCGATCTTAGGTGATCGCATTGCGGACTTGATGCGTGCTGGCATTGCGCGTGGGTTAGAAAATAATCCTGTTGACTTAATTAGCTTTATCATGCGCGGTGCTGGTTACGATTTAGAATCTGGTGAAGGGCGATCTGTAGTAGTACAAGCTGGTGATACCCTAAGCAGTATTGCAGCGCGTGAAGGCGTGAGCGTGCAATTCCTAGCCGAAATCAACAAACTTGAAGACCCCAACATGATCCTCACGGGTTCGGAGCTAGTGGTGGAAGTAGGGGCGCGTGTCACTCGCCTATTGCCACCACTACTTCCAACAGCGGATGAAATTGGTTTGGATGCGTCAACACTTGGCATGATTTACGGCGGTCAACCTATGACTGATGAAAATGACAAGCCCATCACGCCACTAAGCCCCATACGCGATGACGCATTAGAAACGCTGGCAACCAGTCAAGAAATCGTCACCACATTAGAGGAGCTACAGCCACCAGAACTCACCCCAGCACGCTTGGGCTTGGTAGGAGGTGATGTTGCGGATGTAGGGTCATTAGAGGTTGTCAACATGATCGATGCCAAGCTAAAAGAGATCAGTGGCAAGATTTACAAGGTGAATATGACAGTGGAACTTGACGCGCGTATCCGCACGGGCGCAGGGTTTAAGATCATCCCCATCACGATGGCAGAGATACAATCCGATTTGCGCGCAGCGTCTAATATTCTACGCACACCGTTGGGGCAATAGTCATGCTAAAAGTTGTGCTGGATATTGACCGCGACTACACATTTGACAACGCGCTAGATGATCTAACTGACTACACGCTGGAAGCATCTTGGAACTATGGCGGTGTGACCAAGTTGGGCTATGTCGGCACGTATGCGGAAATGCTCCCACCGAGCCGAAGCACCATTCGCCTTGTGGACAGAACGGGCGCGTTTAACCTCAAGAATAGTTCAGCAACCTATCACGGCAAATTAAAGCGCGGTGTCTTGGTACGCATACAAGCCCGAAGCGTGTTTGACTTGACAGACGGTGATAGTTATTTATTGCGTGATGACCAAGAACTAACGCTTGCCGACGGCGATGGTGATCTGCTGCGAGATGGTGATGGTGGTGATACGCTGGTGGATGGCAACGGCGATACGCTTACGGACGTGTTGCAGTATAAACAGTTAGCGGAGCATCGCATTTACAAAATAGACGGCACAGGCAAGCTACCAGACGGCGCGCGCATGATTACGATTTACGCCGAAGACCCTACCTCCACTTGGTTGCAACAAGATTATATTCCGCGCTTGCAAAAAAACATTCGTATTGATGAGGTTATAGCCGATACGATAGACGACTTGACTCTTAGCTATCCATATCCATTGTCAGGTTCAATTGTGGACATCGCCATAGTGGATACCAGCACGCTGGAATATAACCTCAACTTTATTGACTTTGAGCAAGCACGCACCACGCTAGATTTTGCAGGGGATTTAGAACCGAGAGACAGCAGCGTCATGGCGCATTTGGTGCAACACTTATCGGCAGAGGGCGGGGGTCGTTTGTTCTGGAATCGTGATGGCAAGTTACGTTTTCATGACCGTTATCATGATTTTATCCAGAGTGAGTTTATAAAATTAACGGATGATGATATAGAAGAAATCGTAATCGAAGACAGTCCACAGCTGGTTAATCACATGACGGTAAACTATGCAGTGAGAGAGATAGGCTCATCAGGCTCAAAAATTGCCGAAGCCAGCAATCTTCCAATGAAGATCGATCAAGGCAGTTACAAGTCATTTAGGCTTCCGTTCCGCAGCTTTAGCACTGACCAAAAAATAGCCAGTGATAACGTAATTTATCCCGTTGTCGGTGTGGACGTGGTTTGCGAAGATGCGGCATCAGGCGGACTTGTGGACAATAACTTTGTTTGGGTAGGCGTAAGCCGTATTGGAGCGCGGGATATTGAGTTAAGCGTGTTTAATGACAGTACGTATGGTGATTCGCGTTCTAAGGATAGGTGGTTAACCAAACTAGAGGTTAGAGGTGATCCGCTTGTCAGTTATGACCGTCAGGCGTTGGTTGTATTTGATGCTCCGAGTATTCAACAGAATGGCAGATATAGCATGGTTTTGGAGTATCCTGTTATACAAGATGCGACCTTTGCGCAGGGGTTAGGTCTGTATACGTTGAATCGTTATAAGACAACGGTGCAAACAGTTCAAAATATAACCCTGAGCGTTTATGAGCAAAATTTACCCTCATTATGTCTTCTGGATATTGGTAAAATTTTACGTATCAATAGCGTACAGGAAAACATCTACGAAGACTATGTCGTTATTGGTGAAGAATGGCAGGTGATAGCCGACAACTCACAGCGGAGCATGGTCATTGTCCACGTTAAACCAGTAAACCGTGAACCGCTCGCAGTATGTGATAAAGCAATCGTAAACTTAACAAGTGCAACAACCGCACTATAGGAGCAAACTATGGCAATTGGAGACTCTTGGCAGACCATTAACACGTATGCGTTTACCGCTGGGCAAACGATCATCACCGCAGCGTATGAAAACGATGTGGTGAACGATTTACAATACCTTTACAATAACATCCCATCACTACCAAATGCGTTTACGGCAAGTGCTACGGCAACATTAAGCGCCTCCGCAAGTAACGTTGCGGTGCTATCAACTACGATAACGCCAAAATCATCTAAGCTATTGGTGACGTGCCACTGGTTTGTGTCGGAAGGCGTCGCTGTTCCACATGGTTATAGTGCGGGGAATGGTATTCTTTATCCTAAATATTGTGCAATTAACACAAACAATTACGATTTTCCACGAGCGAGTACAACTTATGGCTGGGGTGATGGAAGCTCGATTATTGGAGTTTGCGTTCCAAATGTAGCCAACTCGGTAGCGATTTACGCTACTAATACCCATGCAGCAACAAACACAATTCGCAGCATTGTTATCACAATCTTAGAGGTGGCATCATGATAAATGCACAGAACGCCGTACCCATTACGATACAAGCTATTGATCCGCTACAATTCGATGCGTTAGCGGATATTGTCACAGGCTTAGGCGCAGTTTTAACAAGCGTGTTGAATAACAATATTGCGTATGTAATGATGCCAGACGAAACCCCACCACCGCAGCAGATTATTGATGCCATCGTGGCAATACAGACCAGTGACCTCGCGCTAACTGTGCCACCTATCACGGAAGCGCAGGCGTTACTCAACATGCAATTTGAACTAGAATTGCAATCGGAAATTATGAGCGAGATGATGGAGGTCTTAAGTGTCTTATAGCATCCTACTCAAATTGGCACAGCGTGGTCGCTTCACGGCACGCCTTCGGGAGCTTGTCGTGCAGGGCATTGCGCTAGGCATTTACACCCAACAGCAATTAGACGAACTTGACGGAGCGCAATCACAATGGCAAGCGTAAACATTGCATCCTCTGACAACATCACAGGGATACGGCTTAAAGAGCAAGCCTCATCACCGACAACGCCACCAACAGGCTTTGCGCAATTGTATATCAACACCACGCCCGCCGTACAATTTGAGGACGATGCTGGCACGGTGCGCACGTTGTCGGATACGACCCACACACACGCCGCAGCAGACATAACCAGTGGTACGCTGGATAACGCGCGGGTCAATTGGGCAGCACCGAGCGCAATAGGTACAGGCACGGCAGCAGCGGCAACCTTCACCAACATCACCAGCACGACGGTCTATGGCAACCTCATATCAGGCACGACTCGTGCTCTTTACGTCAAGGATAATGGCGCATTTGGCTATATATCCTCACTGCGAGAGCTTAAACACAACATCACACCATTAGGCGCACGCAACCAGTTTATGGAAGAATTACGCGCTCTTACACCAGTACGCTTCCAATACAATGAGGATGATAGTGTGCATTATGGGTTCATTGCTGAAGATGTGGAGGCAGTGAACCCTGAATGGTGTGTGTACGATCAAGACCGCCTAACGTCGGTGCAATACCATGAGCTTCATGCCATTGCCATTGCAGGCTTGCAACACGCGCTGGATAAAATCGACGAACTAGAGGCGAAGGTGCGCGACCTTGAACGCCGTTTGGTTA